GAACATCCAGAACGTCACCTACCCCGACGAGGTGGAGGCCGCGCTGAAGGACGTGGAGGTGGCGAACCAGAAGCAGCAGAAGGCCCAGGCTGACCTGCGCGCCGCGGAGACCGCCGCCCAGCAGAAGGTCGTCGAGGCCCAGGCCGAGTCGGACGCCAACGGCATCCTGAGCGCCAGCCTCACCCCGCAGGTGCTCGAGCAGCGCCGCATCGACGCCCTGCTGAAGGCCGCCGAGTCCGGCAGCCTCATCGTCGACGGCGGTGGCGGCGGGATCCTCATCCAGAAGTAACCCCACCCCAGCGCCGATGCGGCAACTCCTCCCCACCGCCCCACGCGGGCACCAGGCTGAGGAGTCCGGGTTCGACCCCCGGCGGCGCACCAGAACACCCCACGACCCCAGACCGAAGGAGAGAGCATGACGAACCCCAACAGCAAGGCGGGCCTCCGCGAGAGGCTCATCGAAGAGCTTGAGCTGACTTCCCGCCTTGACAGCAAGCTGGCCAAAGCCGAGAGCGTGCTCCGCAACCTCGGCTACGAGCGTGTGACGGATGAACGCCCCATCCCTGGCTCCTCGGGTATCGTCCTCTTCGATCTTGGTAGGACAGACTGGCGCCTCTCGCGCGAGGCTCTCGAGGAGAAGCGCAAGGTGAGCGAGGACGCCAAGGCTGCCCACCAGAAGGACATCGCCGCCGCCGTGGAGCAGTCCCGCCTCGACACCCTCGCCGCGGTCATCGACGCGCTCGAGCTGAGCGAGTACGGCTACCAGCGCCCCAACAGCACGGGCTTCGCGTACCCCGCTGCGGACATCCGAGGAGCCCTCGGTCTCGGACCCAAGGGCCCCGAGCGCCTCTGGTCGGACATCCAGACCGCCCTCGCGCTGCGCGCTGAGGCGAAGACCGACGCTGACCGCCGGGCCGCCGCGGAACGGCTCAAGCGCGCCACGCGGCCCGCCTTCGCCACTGGCGGCTACACCGGCACGACCGGTGACCCGGCCGGGCTTGTTCAGCATGCCCTGCTGAAGGTTGGTTACGCCGGTCCTCTCTCCGCCGCCGACACCGAGAGCATCAGGGCTCTCGCCAAGCGGTTCTCCACCTCGACCACCGCCAAACCGAGTCCCGCCCCCGCCGCCGCCCCGAAGAAGCCGAAGGCCAAGAAGAAGGCGGCCAAGAAGTGAGCGGCCTGCTGTCGGTCGACTCCCGCCGCGTCGACGCCGTCGTCAGCGTCGTCGGCGGCTCGCTGGAGATCGCCCTCTTCGACGAGGAGCAGGACGCCGAACGCTACAGCGCGTACGTCGGTCGCATGAAGCCGTGCGTGGTGATGCCCGACCTGAAGGTGATGCGAACCAGCTTCGCTGAGCACTTCCGTGACGACCCGCGTCTGGTCGAGGTCCTCGATCGGGGTGAGGCATGAAGGTCATCGACCTCCCCCAGGGCGCCGGCAAGACCACGCAGCTCGTCGAGTCCATGCTGCAGCCCGGCAACGAGGACGTGATCTACATCGCGCCCACCATCGCCCAGGCTGACCACGCCCGTCGCATGGCCGCCAGCATGATCCTCGATCGCGCGAGCGCTTTGCTCGGCTTCGACATGAGCGTCATCGTGCCCACGGTCTCCCGGGCGGGCAAGCTCGGCCGACGCTTCATGGGCGCCAGCCAGCTGGCGAACCACCCGCGCCAGCTCATCGACGCCCGCGTCGTGATCGACGAGCTCCCCGGGGTGCTCTACGTGCTCGCCGGCTGCGCCCGCGTGGAGACGGTCGCCCTCACCAGCAATGAGGAGCGGACGCCGTAATGAACCCCGACGCACCCCTCGGACTCGTCCCGGCACCAGGCTGGCCTGTTCGGATCAACGAGCGCCTGGACCCGACGATGGACATGGTCGAGGTCCGCATACGCCCCGACCAGGAGGCGATGATCCTCATCCCGCTCGAGGCCGCCGGCGACAAGGGCTACGTCGCCGAGGCCGTCCGTTACGCAGCGGAGAACCTCGCCAACCGTGTCATCTCCCAGTTCCAGGAGGCAGTGAAGTGACCAGCCGCCGCCTCCAGACTCGCCGTCTGCGGCTGCGCGGCGCGCCTCCGCTCGAGCACAACGCACACATCTCAGCGGCCAAGGCGAGCGCCCGCCGCATCCGCCGACAGATCGCCGCTCAACGACGCCTCGCAATCGCGTATCGGAAGCTCTATCACACGCTTGGGGCACTGAGCCTCGGTGCCAACCAGGCCGCAAAGGCCATCGGTGGCTTCACTGACGCGCTGTCGGACCAGCAATCCGTGCGGACCCGCCACGTAGCCGTCGGCGTGGTCCACCGTGGCAAGTTCTACTTCCCAGCCCAGCCCAACTTCTGACCCATAGCCCCCCCGAGAGAGGAATTAGCTAGATATGTCCAACTTCAACAGTGACATCGTTCTCGGCGACGAGTACGAGGACACCCAGACCGAGTTTCGTGGCATCGCCACGGCGATCTACTTCTACCAGTACGGCTGTGAGCGGGTGAACCTCGAGGCCTTCGACAAGAAGACCAAGGACATCCGCTCGCTCACCTTCGACGCGCCCCGCCTGCGACACGTCAAGACCGGCAGGGTCGCGACCGTGACGCGTACAGGTGGTCCCGGAAACGGACGCGAGGCGCGCCGTGACGAGGGGGCTCGTCGATGAGCCATTTCAACCCCGCCTTCAAGTCCAGCGCTGACCAGGATGCCGCGATCGCCCTGATCGTAGATCACGGTCTCGACCCGAGGCTCATCCTCGCCGACGCACTCAGCGCGGAGGGCTACTACGTCTTCCGTGAGGGTGAGCCGAGGTTTCTCGACCCGGACTCGGACGAGCCGAACGTCGAGCTCCGCCCCTGGCCCGAGGGTTTCCCCTGGAGCGAGCTCGAGTCCCACCTCACGTCGGAGGTGCTCCGATGAGCAGCGCCACATCCATCACCGGCGGTCTCGCCCGGCTCGGCGCCCGCGAGGTGTTCGCCCTGGCCACCGCCAAGCGACTCGCTCGCGAGGCGACTGACCAGGACTTCCACAACGTCGTCACGGTCGACGAGAACGGCAAGGAGGACTGGTCGTGAACGCCGAAGAACTTGAGCCCTTGACCGAGGCCCGCGAACAGCTCGCCACCGCGGTGATCGGACGCAAGATCACGCGAGTCGAGCGCTCTGGTCGGGGCCGCGACTGGGATCCGATCGAGATCACTCTCGATGATGGAGCGGTCGTGAAGCTGGATGGATACGGCGACTGCTGCGCATTCGCTGGCGTCGACGCGTTCACCTTCCTGCCCGGAGTAGAACACGTCATCACCAACGTCACCCCATCTGGCAATGGTGAGCAGTGGTTCATCCTGGCGAACCTCGCCGAAGTTCTCACCCTCGACGTTTCGGCTAGCGAAGGCAGCGGCTACTACAGCTTCGGCATCGCAGTAAGCGTCACCCGATCGAAGGAGGCAGCAGCGTGAGCGACCGCATCTACCAGTCCATCGACATGCCTCAGGACTATCACGCCCAGCCGGCGACCATTGCGGCCGCCGTGGCTGCAGCCCTGACCAACCTCGAGGACAAGGTCAAGGCGCGCGGCCTGCGCCCGATCTGGGACACCGTCGAGATTGCCACGGAGGCTAACGAGATCGACGAGTCGACCTTCGCCGAGAGCGACACCTACCGCATCACCACCGGCGAGGTGTCTGTCCTCGCCGTCGACCCCAAGGAGGTCTCCGAGTGAGCACCGCATCCACCCTCACCGTCGACGAGTTCATCGAGGTTCGCACCGAGGTCGCGAAGCGCCTCGGCGAGAACAGCCAGACGCAGGTCCCCACCCGTGAGCGCCAGGCCGAGAAGCTCATGCGTCTCGGGTACATCAACTTCGAGGCCGTGCTGCTGGTGTTGCACCCGCCGGCTCCGCCCGAGCCGGCCGAAGGCGAGAAGACCGTCACCCGACTCCTGGAAGACCTCGAGGAGCCCGACGCCAACCCCTACGACTACCAGGAGGACCCCCAGTGACCGCTCTCGACCTCGATGAGGCCTTCAAGCGCCTCGACAGCTACAACAACGAGACGAAGAGCCTCGCCAGGCAGGAGATCCGCCGCGAGTTCGCCCGTCTGCAGCTCCTTGAGCCGCAGGCTGCGGCATACCGCGAGATCGCAGAGAGTCAGGCGCGCGACATTGCGATCCTGTCCACCCAGCTCGCCGTCAAGGCCAACGAACCACTCGCCGTCTCCCTCGGCCAGAACGAGTACGCGAACATCGCCGCGACCGTGCACCAGCTCCTCGTGGATCTCGAGCTCGTGCCGGCACCGACCGTCCCGTCGGGAGGGCAGCTCTCGTGACCACGACCACCGAGTACGAGTTCCAGGTCCTCTCCCCCGGCCAGGTCGACGCGATCCGTTCGTTGCAGAGTTTCATCGGCGCGATGAACGCTGAGAAGGGCTTCCACGACGAGGGCGACAACCTCCGGTCGATGGACAACGTCTTCGACGACGAGGGCTTCACCGCTCCCTACCTGCGGAACTACTACACCGCGCGCCTGGCGCTCGTCACCACCGAGGTCGCCGAGGCGGTCGAGGAGTTGCGCAACGGCCGCGCCGTCGATGAGACGTACTACCTCTACGAGGATGGCGGCGAGGCTGTCGCGCACGGGAATCGTCCAGCCTCCGTCGACCCGATGGACCGCCCTCGCAAGCCCGAAGGCGTCCCCTCCGAGGTCGCCGACGTAGTGGTGCGCTCGTTCGACTTCGCGGACGAGGCCCAGTTCGACCTCGCCGAGATCCTGGACCGCAAGCTCGCCTACAACGCGAGCCGGCCCAAGATGCACGGCCGGAAGTTCTGACCATGAGCGCGCCATCCCCCGCCGTCGGCCAGCGCTGGCTCCGCGACCGTGACGGTCACGAGGTCGCGATCACCGGCATCCTCGACAACCACCGCGGCGATGTCCTTGAGATTGCCTACCGTCGAGTCCAGGAGGATGGCGCGCTCCTCGGCAGCACGAGCCGCCTGCTCCCCCACACCTTCGCCCGCCGCTTCACCCTCATCGAGAAGGAGACCCGAGATGGTTCTGCTGGATAACCGCCCCCGTGGCCCGAGGTTCAACCCTGGCGTGTACCTCTTCCTCATGCTCGCCCTCTGCGGCCTCGCCGCACTCGGCGCACTCGCCGTCGGCGCCTGAGAGAACGGAGAAGCACATGGGAGCACGCGTAGCGTTCCGAAACCGAGCCAACGGCGCACGACTGGATGGGGAGTTCATTGCGGACACCGGCGTCGCCTGGCTCGTCAAGCCCGACGGGGGCTACCCCGTCTACACGGTCCAGCGCAGCGAGTGGGACTCCGTCGAGCCCGCACCGACGCGCGGCGGCCGCAACAGCCCGTTCGACGACCTGTTTCGGGGTCAGTGGCATGGCTGAGCAGATCGCCGAACTCGAGGCGCTTATCGCCGCCCCCGTCGGCCCCTTCGTGCGGCTGAGCATCGCCGTCGATGAATCCCCCGCCTCAGACGCCCCCGTGGGCACCAAGGTCGAGAGTCGCGTGCTCAGCTTCGGCCACACACTCCCCGCCGGCTTCCCTGAGCGCTTCAACGAACCCGCTCAGCGAGCCTTCGCCAACCTGTTCGGCGCCGCCGCTGCACAGATGTTCCTCGAACACTTCAAGGAGTCCGAATGAGCCCTCACCGCTGGCAGGTCGTCGTCAAGCCCGGCCCCTTGGGCATCGGGTGGATCGTCAGGCTCGAGAAGAGTCTGCTGCTGTACGGCCCGCGCCTCCGCTCGGCCCTCGGGCCCCGGTTCGCCTGGTGGTGGCGCCCCACGCACGCCGCCGCAGTCACGAAGGGTTTCGCGCTCGTCACCGAACTCGAGCGACCGAAGGGAATTAGCTAGATGACCGCCTACCTCGACCGCACCCGCAGCTGGGGCGAGCGCAACGGCGGCGTATCCGACCCCCGCCTCATCCGCCGCCTCGACAACATCCCCGCCAACACCGAAGAGGAGATCGCCGCCGTGAAGCGCATGATCGCCACCCACTTCCCCGGCGCCGACCCCGCGTCGACGACGACCCGCCACCAGCTGGAGGCCATGCTCCTTCCCGCAGACGACCTGGCGCTGGCAGCATGACCGGCCAGCTGCTCGTCTTTGACACCGAGACAACTTCGGCGAACCCGGAAGAGGCCCGGATCGTCAGCGCCTACCTCGGCATGCTCGCCGGCGACGGCTCGATCGTCATCGAGAAGGAGTGGATCGTCCAGCCCGACGGCTGGGTCATCCCTGACGAGGCTGCCGCTATCCACGGCATCAGCACGGAGGAGGCGACCGAACGTGGCGCCCCACTCGAGGACGTGCTGCGCGAGATCTGCCAGATCATCGCCAACCAGGTGGGGGCGCACTATGCCCCGCTGGCGGGCCAGAACCTCCAGTACGACCTGACGCTCCTCGACCGCGAGATGAAGCGCCTGTGGCCCGGCTCCGGCGTCCAGGAGGTGCTCGGAGACGGCGTGGTGCTCGACTCGCTCGTCATCGACAAGGAGATCGACAAGTACCGCAAGGGCAAGCGCATCCTCACGGCGATGACGGCGCACTACGGCGTGTCGCTCTCCGAGGAGGAAGCCCACGGCGCTCGCGCCGACGCCGTCGCCGCCGGCCGCGTCATCCAGGCGATGGCGCGACACCCCAAGGGCGGCGTGCTGCGCGCCCTGCCGCTGCGACTGCTGCACCAGAAGCAGGTCCAGTGGAAGGCCGAGCAGGCCGCCAGCCTGCAGCACTACTTCCGCACCAAGGGAGGCGAGCCGGACGCCGTCGTGCGCGGCGAGTGGCCCTTCATCCCCGCGGCGACCGCCGCCTAATCGACCAGGAGAGAACATGACCCCCACCCCGAAGCCCACGCCCCGCCCGCAGGCGACCGCCACCCCTTCCGCGGCCCAGTCGGCCCCCGCCGCAGATCTGTCCTTGCTCGACAAGGAGCTCGAGGATCTGCTCATCGAGGAGGTCTCACTCAAGGATGCGGTCGCGTCCCTGATCGCCGCGCTCGAGCTGGATGAGCGCGATGTCCAGTCGATCGACATCCGCCCGCACGGCACAATCCGCCTCCGCCTCGAGGGCAACGTCGCGCGCTCGATCACCTTCCCCGCCCTGCAGCGTCACAAGCGCGACGACGAGAACCGCATCATCCGATGAACGGGCTCAGGATCCTCGTCGACCTGGACGGCGTCGTCGCCGACTGGGGAGGCGCCTACGGGCGCCGCCTCGACGCCTACGGCGCCGCAGCCGCCGGCATCCCTCGACACCGCGACCAGCTCACCTTCGACCTGAACGAGGGGCGCACGGACGCCGAGAAGCGCATCATCGCCGCCATCATGGTGGAGCCCGGCTTCTACGCCGAGCTCGAGCCGATCGCCGGCGCGCGCTCCGTGCTGAAGGCGCTGCGTGCACAGGGCCACGAGATCTACTTCGTGACCAGCCCGTGGGTGTCCAATCCCACCTGCGCGAGCGACAAGCTCAACTGGGTCGCCCGCGTCTACGGCGACCACTGGGCCCAGCGCACGATCATCACCTCCGAGAAGCACCTCGTCCGCGGTGACGTGCTCATCGACGACAAGCCCGAGATCAAGAACGCCGCCGACGCCGAGTGGCGCCACATCCTCTTCACGCAGCCCTACAACGCACACATCGACGATCATCGAGCGCGGCTCGACAGCTGGACGCTCGATGGCGCGGCGTGGGCGATCACGCAGGCGGTGATGGGGCGATGACCGCCGCGAATCTCGTCCCTCACGGCCACATGAAGCAGTGGAACGTCACCGGCGTCGCGCTCTTCCCCGCCAGCAAGCCTGACCAGAAGCCGCAAGACCGTACGGTCATGGCCGAGCTCTTCATCGGTGGCATCTGGGCGCCGACGATCGCCGAGGCCGAGCAGAAGTTCGCCGAGGCGTTCACCTTCGACGTGCGCGTCACGAAGGTCGAGGGGCACCGATGACCGCCCTCGTCGTCGGCCTCGGTGGCGCGCTGCGCTCCGGCAAGGACGCCATCGCAGATCACCTCGTCGCTCGCCACGGCTTCGTGAAGAAGGGCATGAGTGACCCGCTGCTCGAGCATGCCCTGATCCTCGATCCGTACATCCCCGTGAACGCACACCCGGCTCGGGACATGCAAGGCGCCCTCAACGGCACCTTCATCCGGCTGTCGCACCTCGTCGAGGCTGTCGGCTACGTCGAAGCCAAGACCAACCCGGAGGTGCGCCGATTCATGCAGCAGGACGGCACCGAGGGTGGGCGTGACTTCCACGACGAGAACGTCTGGGTCAACCGCGCTGCGCGCGCGATCGACGACCACCTCTACGCCGACCAGCGCGTCGTGCTGACCGGCGTCCGCTTCCCGAATGAGCTCGCCATGGTGCGCCAGTTCGCCGGGAGCACCTGGTGGGTCTCACGGCCGGGCCTAGACTCCGCCTCTTCGGCCGCGGCGCACGCCAGCGAGAACGGCGTCGATGCGGCCATGTTCGACCACATCATCACGAACGCCGGCTCGCTGGAGGATCTCTACGCGGCCGTCGACAGACTCATGGAGACCCTGTGAACACCCACTCCGCAACCGGCACCCACGAGATCGGACACACGCCGACCCTGACCATCTCGGGCGGCGCCGGCAACACCGACTCCCCCGAGGTGCACCTGCAGTTCCGCGAGAGCGACGAGAACTCGATCCGCTCCCTCTTCGGCTGGTTCGACGCCGAGGCGCTCATTCGAGACATCGCGGCCGCCGCCGGCCTCGAGGTCTCCGTGGCGGCCGCCGCGTGACCCGCCTGCACCTCTACGTCACCACCACCTGCCCCCGCTGTCGCGCCGTCGAGCGCTGGCTCAACGATCGAGACATTCCCTTCACCGAGACCAACATGGAGGCGTTGCCGCCGGCCGAGGCCGACGCGATCCGCTCCAGTCTCGCTGCTGATGGATACACGCAGGCACCCGCCGTCTACTTCACCGACGACGAGTCGGGCGTCGCGCTCTCCTTCACCGGTTTCGATGTGACCCAGCTCGAGACTATCCATGCCCATTTAGCTAGCAGATTGAACAACTCGTGACCCAGCAAAAGAAGCCCGGCCCCACCTACAAGCTCGTGGCGTCCCGGCGCGGCTACATCCGACGCGCGGGTGGACTCGAGGTGAGCGAGGCGCGCCTCGCGGACCTTCCCGAGCAGCCGCGGTCATTCGCCGAAGTGACTGGTACGTATGAGCATGTCGCGGCCGCCGCAGTGAAGGCGAACAACGTCCAGGAGCGCGCGAGCTACCTCGACTATCTCTACTTCCCGGAGCTCGTCGACGAGAAGGAGCTCGCTCATGGGTCCGTTTAGCGCGGGCGAGCAGCTCCTCCTGGACCGGAGCCTTAAGGTCGAGTTCGTGCGAGAACTCGCCCCTGACCAGGCGATCGTGTCTATGGCTGGATCAACTCACGTTGTCCCCCTGCTGGCTCTTTCGCGCTCCGAAGGATAGGGCAGGCCTCCGACACGAGGTGGGCGTCCCCGTTGGCGCCCGCCTTGCATCGGTGTGTTTCGAGGAGGAAGTCGATCGCCTGTGATGCGACATCCGCCCCGATCTCCCGCCGAAACGCGTTGGCCAGGATGTTCAGGTCGAACTCATAGCTGAAGCCTCGACCCCAGATGAATGCGCTGCCGTTGCGCACTTCCACCTGAACACTCCTGCCACCGTCGATGTCTTTCAGCACCGTCGCCATCGTCAAAGTCCCCACAATCTCGGCGCGTCCTTGTAGCGCCACCTAGTTCCGAGCGTAAGCTATGTCCGAGCACGGTATAACCGGCTTCAGACATTCGAACACAAATACGATCCGGAGCTGTCATGGAAACCGTTACGGATAAGGCCAGCCGTGCGCTGCCCACCTCATCCATCAGTACCGACAAGGAATACTTCGCCACCCGCTACAAGCAGGGTGGTCGCACCGTTTACTCCCTGGCCCAGAGCCCAACGCAGGTCACCGGCCTGGTCAAGCGTCCTGACCCTAGCGCGTCGAACCCGGGAAACCGCCGAATCCGCCCGGACCACGCGAGCGCCTTCGCGCGCTACCTCATCGAGAACGACAATTGGGTCATCCCGGGCATCATCCTGCGCGCGCCGAGCATCTTCAGCTTCGAGGAGGACGCCGACGCGGTTGGCTTCCAGACGGGCGTGATGCGCTACGCCGAGCGCAACCAGGGCGATATCCAGATACTCGACGGCCAGCACCGAATCCTCGGCTTCCACATGGCTCACGACATGCTGGACGCTCGCATGGACAAGGCGCGGTCGGCCCGAGCCACCGCGCGCCGCGTGCAGGACGACAACGCAATCAAGGCCGCCGAGGCCGAGATCCGCCAGCTTGACGCCGTGCGCGAGCGCCTCGCGACCGAGCGCTTCACGGTCGAGATCCACGTAACCGACGACCTGCAGGCGTACCGCCAGATGTTCTTCGATATCGCGGAGAACGCGCTCGGCATCACCGCCTCCGTCAAGGCGCGCTTCGATGCGCGGAAGGTCGTCAACCGCGCGCTGCCGACGGTGCTCGAGCAATCCCTCCTTGAGGGGCGAGTGGACCTCGAAGCCGACCGCATCCCGCCGACGAGCACCTACTACCTCGCCGCGCGACACGTCATGGAGACGCTGCGGGTGCTGACCGTCGGCTACGACGGCCGTGTGAGCAAGCGGATGGACAAGGAGATGAGCGAGGTGGAGATCGCACGCCGCGGCGTGGAGTTCTTCGACGGCCTCGTCGCTGCCTTCCCCGTTCTCACCACGCTCAAGGCCGGTCAGATCACGCCCGAGCAGATCCGCAAGAGCTCGCTCATGGGCTCGCCGGCCTTCATCCGCGTGCTCGCCGGTGTCTTCTACGAGCTGACCACGAACCACTCCTACACGCCGAGCATGGTGTTCGAGTTCTTCGGCCGCCTGGCGAAGCACACCAACGCTTCTGCGCACGCCAACTCGATCTGGCGCAAGTACGCTGCTCCCGAGGCGTTCCACGAGGGCGCCTGGGGCCCGAACCAGCGCCGCCAGGACGCCAAGGGCCTCGTCATGACGATCGCCGACTGGGCGATCGACAAGGAGCCCTTCGTCGACGCCGAGGCCGAGCCGGCGCCGGTGATCGAAGAGGAAGAGATCGACGAGGACGCACTGATCGACTTCGCCATGGGCCACAACACGAAGCCCCTGGACGTGGAGCTGCGCAACGAGGCCGAGGATATCGCCGCTGCGTCGAAAGCCCGCGTGAAGGCCAAGACCACGTCGTAGACTGCGCTCCACCCTGCCAGGCCTCCTTCCCGAGGCCCGATTGACACCCCTCCGGGATTCACACCCCCGGAGGGGTGTCGTTGTTCGACCTAGACTCCGCCGCCATGTACGGGGAGATCAAGCTCGGCAAGAACAGGTCGATCGACGACGCGCTGCTCGAGGCCGCCGTCATGGACCTGTCCGCCGAGGAGACCTCCGCTCGGCTCAACGGCGTGCTCTCCCCCGCGCGCGTGATGGTCCGATGGAAGGAGCTCCTGCGCTCGAACACCTGGCTCGAGGCAGCAGAGCGTGAGCAGGCCCTCCTTCGCGTCCTCCAGAAGAACCTCGTCGATCTCCAGAACGCCGAGCTCATGGGGGCGGAGGGCTTCAAGATCCAGCTGAGCTACATCCGCCAGCTCTTCGAGCGCCTCGACAAGCGCCAGGCCGCCACCGAGGAGCAGCTGAACACCTACAACGAGAACGTCGGCCGCCAGCTCGGACGCGTCGTCGACATGACGCTCAAGTACATGCAGGGCGCCCTCCGCGAAGTCATCGAACCTGCCAAGTGGGACGAGCTCGTGCAAGAAGCGCTCGTCATGGCCCAGGTCGAGATCGCGAAGAAGCAGGTCGAGGCCTGACGTGATGCTCGACTCCCGCATTTTCGATGCCGCGATGGACGAGCTCGCGCAGAAGTCCAAGAAGGCGCTGTACCAGCGCGACTTCGAGGCCTGGCTCGCCGACGTGCTGCACGAGCGCATGTACCGGAAGATGGCCGAGGTCAGCCATGACGTGCTTTTCGGTAAGCACCCGCGCACCCTCGTCAAGTCGGCCAACGGTACCGGCAAGACTCACTCGGCCGCTCGCTGGGTCATGTGGTGGGTGACCGCCTTCCCGAAGGAGGAGTCGCTCGCGATCCTCACAGCCCCGACTCTAAAGCAGGTGCGTCTCGGCGTGCTCGCATACCTCAAGGAGTCGTACGGCTACGTCAAGACTCACGCCCAGTCGCAGGGCAAGCAGATGCCCTGGCCAGGCTGGATCAGTGAGCAGGACGAGTGGCGCTACTCGACCCTCGGAGGTAACCAGACACTCGCCGTCGCGCGCGTGCCCGGCGCATCCGACGCGATCTCGACCTTCCAGGGTCTCCGCAAGACCGGTGGTCGCAACTTCATCTCGCTCGATGAGGCCGGCGGTGTCTCGCGTGACATCTTCACCGCGATCGACGCGCTCATGACCTCGGGCGACGCACGCATGGGCGGGATCGGGAACCCCGACCGCCGCGGCACCGCGTTTTACGACGCCTTCACCGATCCGCGTCTGGCGCGCGAGTATCAGCTGCACACGATCTCCGCCTACGACACCCCGAACCTCACCGGCGAGGTCGTCTACAAGGACGACCCCGAGAAGGAGCGGATGCTCCGAAACGGTCTCATCTCCGCGCGCTGGGTGTTCGAGCGCGAGCGCATGTGGAAGACCGGCGGCGAGGTCGTCTACGACGAGGCGGTCGAAGCAGAGCGCAACCTCACCGGGCGCCCCGACGGCCGCTTCAAGGCCAAGGTCGGCGGGCAGTTCCCCGACGAGGACGACCACACATTCTTCCCCGAGGAGCCGATCACGGCCGCCCGTCACCGCGAGCTCACCGACGAGCAGATTGCGACCTCGCCGATCGTCCTCGGGGTCGACCTCGCAACCATGGGTACTGACGAGACCGTCGTGATGATGAACAAGGGCGGCCGATGCCGCGTGTTCGACGGCCGCGTGAAGTACGACGACGGCGGCGAGATCCGCGAGACCAGCGGAACCTGGGCCAAGGAGGACGAGCTCTCCAACGCCCGCCGCGTGCACGCCGTGGCCACCTACCTCGGCGCGACAGAGGTGCGCCTGGACGCCGGCGGCATCGGCGCCGGCATCGCGACGAACCTCATGCGACTCGACGAGTTCGCCGGCAAGCAGTACATGGTCATCCGCGTCGACGGCTCCAAGGCGTCAGCCGACAGCGCGCGCTGGGCGAACGCGCGCTCCCAGAACCACGACCAGCTCCGCGAGCTCCTCGCCGAGGGCGTCCTCGACATCGACTACGACGACGACGTGCTGAAGGAGCAGCTGCTCGCCGTCACCTACGACCTGAACAAGCGCGGCGCCGTGCAGATCACCCCGAAGAAGGACATGCGCACCGAGATGCACGGCTCGCCTGACCGTCTCGACGCCCTCATCTACGCCGTCATCAACACCGACGCGCTCTCCGACCCATTGAACCAGCTCGAGCGCGGCGATCGCGTGTTCGTCGATCCGTGGGAGCTACTGGCGATGTCTCGCGCGGGCGCCGGCATGCCTTTGTGAGTGGTTAGCCCCCGGTTTACCCCCGTTTCAACCCTAGACTCCGCCGCCATGACCAGTTCCGGCTCCATCCTGCTCGAGAGCATGTACAACTCCGCGGCTCTCGCGTTCGAGCAGGCTGACGCCAGTCAGAAGCCCGCGATCCTCGAGATGATGGACGGGCTGCGCATGATGCTGCAGCGCGAAGACCAGGGTTGGACGCCGTTCTACGGCGGCACCGACGAAGGATTCCAGCTCGCCATCACCCTGGACCAGCTGAAGGGCTGGGAGAAGGACCTCTCGGAGCTCGCACTCGGCGCCGCGTGGATGCGCCGCGGCCTCATGCTGCACTGCGGCTACATCTGGAACGGCGGCATCCGCTACTCCCCTCTCAGCGAGGGCGGCTCCCAGGGCATCAAGAACGTCAAGAAGTTCTTCGACGACGCAGAGAACCAGCAGAACTTCTTCGGCCCCGACGCGCGCCGCCGGCGCCAGTCGCGCCTGTACTACTCCGGCATCGTCCTCTACCTCGGCAACGAGAAGACGAAGAAGCTCACGCCGATCCCCCTCCACCAGATCACCGACCAGATCCTCGCGCCCGACGGCACTGGCGAGATCTGGGCCTACAAGCGCGAGTGGTCCGAGCGCAATCTCAAGACCGCGAAGGTGATCGAGAAGAAGGAGTGGATCTTCACGCACCGGGCGATCGGGCACCGCGTGGACAAGATCAAGGAGGCCGGCGCTGAAGAGACATGGACGCCGGTGTCGCAGACCGAGCGCATCTTCGACATGCACGCCAACCGCCTCGAGGGCATGGCCTACGGCGTCCCCGACGCCCTCGCTGCGGCGTCCTGGCACAAGATCGCCAAGAACGCGTTCCTCGACGGCATCACCATGACCCAGGCCCTCGCCTCCTTCGCCTTCCAGGTGACCAACCGCAGCGCAAAGGGCGGCGAGAACGCGGCGCTCCAGTTCGCGACACCCCAGGGCGCCGGGCAGACGATCGTCGGCGCCAGCGAGCTCCGCTCCGTGAACTCCGCCGGCAGCAGCTACGACTTCCAGGGCCTCACGCCCGTCCTGGCGATCATGGCGACATCCCTCGACGTGTCGGTGATCCACCTCTCCGCCTCCCCCGGCGACGCCGGCTCCAGCTACTCCGCCGCCGAGACCATGGACCTGCCCACGCGGCTCGCCATGGGCACGCGCCGGGACATGCACATCGAGTTCGACCGCCAGGTGCTCGAGTGGATGGGCCAGAAGGATCCTGAGGTGTTCTTCGCGCCGTTCGAGAGCGGCACCGAGACCTACCGCAACATCCAGGCCCTCATCCTCGCCGCGCAGGCCGGCGCCTACTCGATCGAGCAGCTGCGCGTCATGATCGACGACCTCCTCGCGCTGCCCAACGGCAAGCCGCCCACGGGCGCACTCGAGTTCAACAACCAGAAGACCCTGGAGATCCAAGCGCGCATCGCGGCGAAGAACGCGCCGAAGCCTGCCGCCAGCGACGACTCCGACGGCGACAAGTCCTCCGTCGCCTCCCCGGCACAGGGTCGCGGCAACGGCAGTGGCGGGCAGGACGGCGGCAACGCGTCGAACGACCTGCGTGACAAGGCGGAGCAATTTCTGGTCTCCGGCGACCTTCGGCCCTAAACCCCCCAAGGTCCGAAAATCTCGCCCCTAGACTCCGGCGCCATGCCAACGGACAACTCCACCGCCGGGACCCAGCTGCGCGTTCGCGAAGCCGGGTACCGCCAGGGCACCCGCGCGGTCGTCCCCGAGGGCAACGGCCAGAAGATCAAGGTGCGCCTCATGGGCTGGGAGCCCGGCACCACGGTCGTCGAGGGCTCGAGTGCCGACTATCCGGTGGACCGCATCGTCCGCGACTTCCCCGAGTCGTTCCCCGTCGGCACGCGCATGCGCGCCAACCACGACGGCTTCTGCGAGGCCGGCGGCGACATCCGCCGCGTCATGGCCAAGACCACCTCCGATCCGTGGGAGGAGGAGGACGGGATGTACGCCTGGGCGGTCGCCCGCGAAGGCGACGCCAGCGAGTTCCTCCGCCAGTTCGCCGATGTCATCGGCACCTCCGTCTCCGTGGCCGCAGAGGTCGAGATGGAAGCAGCCGTCGACAGCAACGGCAAGCCGATCATCGACGAGAACAACCAGCCCGTCATGAAGCCGCGTCTCAGCGAGCGCGGCGCCCAGATCGTCGAGCGATTCCTCCCCATGAGCGAGTCGCCGTACAACGCCGTCGACTTCGTCGAGGCACCCGGCGCCGACGGCGCCATCGTCGCTCTCGCCACCGAGAGCGCCAAGGAGCTGGTCGAGAAGACCATGCTCCGCGAGGCATCGAGCTTCGCAATCGATCTCGCCGGCAAGCGCGAGAAGACTTCCGCGGCAAACCGGCCCGGAACCACCCAACA